GCCTTGCTTAACGCATGCGCAAAAGACGAAGAACAAACCATCAAGGAGAAAGTTATGACACAACCACACCGATTCAAACCAACCAACAACGCATCACGCGAAACCTTTGCGTTCATCAAGAACAACCCTGATCTGAAAGCGTCCGAGATTGTGGCGCACATGGTCAAGCGCGGGGTCAAGGAGAACTCCACAACATCTTTGTGTACGCAGATGGTGCGACAAGGGTTAGTAAGCAAATCCCCACAAGGAGGTCTGCGTGTAATCGTTGACGAGTATGCACCATTGAAAGCGTATAAGAAGAAAGACAAGGCAGTTAAAGCGGTGAAGATTGTGAAACGCGTTGTGCCAAAAGATGCGGGTCTCGCCGCGCTTGCACCGCAGGATAAGGTAGACACTTCACGCGCAACGATAGTACTTTCGCGCAACTGGACAGCGCAGGGAGTTGTTGACAAACTATCGGTCATGCAAGCACGCGAGTTGTACGACTTACTTAAACAAATATTTGGAGGTTAATCATGGACAACAATCAAACAACAGAACTGTTCTCACGCACACTACGTCGCACCGAGCCATACATGACTATCGAGGGGCCGTATAGAAACAATGAGGGCGCGCCCATACTAGCCGCGATCGCGGTGGTGATTTGTGTGGTGTCTGTATTTATATGGGGGTGGTTATGAATAACATGCCAGCATTTCCTTGTCATCCCGATATTGACAACAAACTGTTTGATGGCATGACCTTGCGTGATTACTTTGCGGCTAAGGCTCTTGATGTTTCGATACAGCAAACGAAAGACTTTCACGGCATAGATAAAGCCTATGTTGCGACATGGTGTTACGAAATGGCAGACGCAATGATGAAAGTGAGGGAAGCATGAGTGAGAAAGACTTTGTGATGGCGTGGCTACTCGCGGCTCGTGCGGGTAGAGACGATATTAGGTTCCTTGATGACATGGTGGCAAACCTGATACATCAAGCACAAAAAATCCACAAACAACTAGAGGAGATGTATCATGAAACTGACGATGGCGTGCATGAAATGTAATCGCGCGGTTGAGGTGGGGGCTTCGTGCCCCACTTGCGCTACACCAGAGGACGAGGAGTTCAATCGTGTAGAGATGGAGTCTCGTATTAAACAGGAGTACATCAGGACTATGCGTAAGACCACACGGGAGGAAAAGATAAGCCGTCCCGCCGTGTATGAAGTGCCAACGGAAACGGTGCTACAGATGGGTGACTACATAAGATTTTTAGAAAATTCGGTGCGTGAGTTGAATGACCGACTGGCTAAGTTGGAGGGCAAGCAATGAGAAAAGCATTAGAACTAGCACTTGATTGGATTAAAAAACAACCAGAAGAAACGCCACACACTAAATACGATGTAGATACACGCTATGTTGTTCTAAGAGAATTAGAAGCGGCATTAGCACAGCCAAAACAAAAAAATTGCGAATACAACAATGGCACTTGCACTCGAAACGGATGCCGTGGTGTTTGTCAGGCTGAAATTTGTCGTAAGAAAGTTGAAGCGATGGAGGCACAACCAGAGCAAGAGCCTGTGGCGTGTGATTGCACAAATCCTTGGGCGCATGACCAATGCACTGAGGCAAAGGGTTGCAAGATAAAGAAGAAACTTTTACGCACCCCACCACAACCCAAAGAGCCAGAGCAAGAGCCTGTGGCGTTGCAATACCCACAAAAAGACATTGACTGGCAACGAGAACAGCAGATTAAGGCGCAAGCATCAACCCCACCACAGCGCAAACCGCTAAAGTATGAAGAATATAGCGCTCTTGCCGAAACATACACGATCGATTATGGACTACTGGATTGTGTGGACAATCACCTTTACAAGCCGTTGCAAGGCATTAAGGGGTAAGACATGACAAAAGAATGTGAATGTGCCGCACATAGCGCGGTTGAATGTTGTTGCGGTGCTTGGGATGAGCCACAACGCACATGGGTTGATTTATCTCGTAATGAAATACTGGAAATCATAAATGCGTTTTATAAAAATAATGCTTCCGAACGTGAAGTGAAGTTTGCTCGTTTGATACAGGAAGCCGCCAAGGAGAAGAACACATGAAGCCGACAGCATGGTTAAAAGAACTGCCGCCTGAGGACGGTAATGGAATGATGATGACAATTATTGAAGAGGTTGCCAAAGAGTGGGAAGAACCAGTCATACCACTGTACTCAAAAGGCGCATGGGTTGCGCTGACGGAAGAAGATATTGACGATGCAGAAATTCATTTGGCCTCATGCCGCAACAATCACGAATCATGGATTGAAGGCATACAGGAATTTGCTCAAGCCATCGAAGCCAAACTCAAGGAGAAGAACAATGGATGAGTTTTTATCCTTCTTTCTTGGGATTTTGAATGGTTTTATTATGGTATTCATGTGGGGTTTTATAGAAGCATATTTAAAAGACAAGAAGGAGAAGAACAATGGCTGACTGCCCCACCTGTGAATACCACAAACAACGCGCACAACTATGGCGTGACGAAGCATACAGACTAGCGGGGCATCCGTTGCCTGAGAGAGACCCTGTGTTGGAGGAACGAGAGGCTTGTGCAAAGGTGTGCGAGGAATATGAAACCAACAATGATATAGCGGATACATGGTTAAACATTGTTTCTGAAGTTATCAGAGCAAGGGGACAAGCATGAACCCGCAGTGGAGTGACGAAGTAAAAGAACGCTACACAAAAGACCAAGAGTTCTATGCGCAATGTACTGCCCGTGGGATTCAGATAAGGCTAAACACAGACACACTTAATTGGGAGGGACACATGATTAGAAAACCAGTAGGCATCACTGCGCCATACCGCAGGGACGATGACGATGACATCCAAGACTACAAGAAGCCTTGGGTTGGGTTGACTGATGAGGAGGTAGAAGAGATAGCCGTGTACCCAATGAATCCAACTGCGGACTTAGTCCGCGCTATCGAGCGCAAGCTCAAGGAGAAGAACGCATGAAAACTAAACAAGAAATCAAAGACGAAATCATTGAACTGTACGGGGCTACCCAAGCCTTGAGAGAAGCAATGAACATACTCCACGCTCAAAGCATGGAAAAAAGTAAACAGATGATGGCGTTAAACCATATGCTCAAAGAGATGGATGATGACGCCAAGGAGAACACATGACAGGCAGAGAACTATTCGTGAACTTTGTGCGCGACTTACTGCGTGCACGCACATTGCAAGAGATCATCCAAAAGGAATTGCGCGAAGCGTATATATCCAAGATGAACGCAGAGCAGTCGCTTGAGTATGCAACGAGCGTAGTCGAGTACAACCGCCAGCGTATCCGTCGCCTTGAAGAAAGACTTAAAGAACTGGGAGAACAAGATGCTTGAAACAATCGCATGGGCAGTTATGCTGATGTGCCTCGGGGGCGCAGTCGTAGTGGTCGTGGGCGTTGCCATCTTCATGTTGAGCAGTGACGAATGAAATGCCCCACCTGCGGCGCATGGACGCTCGTTAAACAAACAACTAAATCACCCACATTCGGATACACCAGAAGGAGAGAGTGCGCTAATGAACACAGATTCACCACCAAAGAAGTCGTTGTCCCGCAAGAGGCAATCGATGAAGAACGCAGAAATCATCTTGCTAATAACAAAGAACGATTGGAATCCATTCGAGCGGGCAGACCCAAAGCTGTTAGAAAAAGCAATGCAAGAATCTACTAAACAAAGACGTCACGAATTCGAGGACGCACCAATTTAAGGTCGGAGTATTCATGAAAGCAACGCATGCAAGCCTTGTAGATGCGAACATGTTTTGCTGGCGGTATAGGTCTCCGACACGATAGAGAACTGCCTATACTGTCCGCTCTTAGCCACGATCGAGGGGGCGTGGAATCTACATCACCCCCTCACCCTAATATGTTAGGATTACTCCAGAACCACAACAAGGAAAGTAAATGACACCAGAACAGCGAAAACAATGGATGGCAGGAAGAACAAAACACGGTGGTTATTTAGGTGGCGTAGAGAAACCCGAACACTATGTGTGGCGCACCATGCTTGCACGATGTAGTAATCCAAAAGCATCTGGCTATAAATACTATGGTGCTCGCGGAATAACGGTTTGTAAACGCTGGCATAACTACGCCGCATTCTTAGCCGATATGGGAGAACGCCCAACGCCTGAGCACAGTCTAGAAAGAGTGAATACCAAAATAGGATATAGACCTAGTAATTGCATTTGGGCTACGCGTAGCCAACAACAAAAGAACAAAACCACTACTAAGCGGTATACGAACGGCAACTTTACAGGTACTCTTGTTGACTGCGCCGACTACTTAAACATCACAAAATATTGTGCGCACCAGCGTTGGAAAGCGTGGGGCACATTTGAAAAAGGAAATAAAAAATGGCGTCAACTCCAGAGAGTCGTGTAAAAAAACAAATCAGAAAGATATTAGATGTAACCCGCGTGTACTACGCGATGCCGATCGGCACAGGCTATGGGGCGTCAGGTGTACCAGACTTTCTTGCTTGCTGTGAAGGTAAGTTCATTGGCATCGAAGCCAAGGCAGGCAAGGGAAAGACAACAGCCCTACAAGAACACAACCTACAACGTATTAGAGAAAGCGGAGGATTAACCATCGTTGTAAACGAACTCAACATTAACGAACTAGAGGAACTGATATGCGAAATACAAAAGAAATGACGCAAGGCGTTATGGATTTCAAAGACAAGATAGATCAACTCAACGCCGATCAACGCGAACACCTACGCAAAGCGATTGAAAGGTTAGTAGACTGCTGTGTGGATGAGACACGACACGCCGTGATCGTCGTTGGCAAAGAAGGTGACCCGCGTGCTGAAGTGTTCACGCTCAACTGCAACGAGATGGATGCCGCCTTTATGCTGAGTTGTTTGACAGAGTCATTTATGTCGGCTAACTTAGAAGATGCGCCAGCCAAGGAGATGTTTAATTGAAACCCTACGATCAAATAATAACGATCGACTTTGAAACGCGCTGGTCTAAGAAAGACTACACGCTATCGAAGTTAACAACTGAGGAGTACATTCGTGATAAGAAGTTCATTGCGTTCGGCGCTTGTGTCCACGTATACGGAAGCGGAGATGATATTAGATGGATTAGCGGAAGAGACTTACCTGAGTTCTTTTCTGGAGTTGACTGGGGACGAACCGCAGTGCTTGCGCACAACGCACAGTTCGATGTATCCATTATGGAGTGGAGATACAACGCCCATCCCGCATTCATCTTCGACACGCTATCAATGGGACGCGCTCTACGTGGCGTGGAAGTTGGTAATTCCCTTGCAAAGTTGGCGCTCGACTTTGGACTTCAACCCAAGGGAACGGCTGTCCATAGCACAGAGGGGCGCACATCAATCACGCCAGAGATTGAAAAAGAACTTGCCGACTACTGCGCTCATGACGTGTACCTGTGCGAAGAAATATTCAAGCGATTCGTTCAAGGCTATCCGAAATCCGAACTGCGTTTGATCGACATGACGCTGAAGATGTACACACGTCCTCGGCTAGAACTTGACCCAGAGATGTTACAGATAGCAATCGAAAAGGAGAAAACAGAACGTGAACAATTACTTCAACGCCTTAACATTACGGACGCTGACCTCTCTTCCAATCCAAAGTTTGCCCAACTGCTTGCGACCCTCGGCGTTGCGGCACCGACAAAGACTAGTAAGACCACTGGCAAGCAGACACTTGCGTTGGCAAAGAACGATGCGCTCTTCCAACAGTTACTCAACAGTCCCGTCGAAGAAGTCAAACTACTTTGTGAGGCTCGTCTTAAAGTTAAGTCAACAACTGAGCGCACGAGAGCGACACGCTTCTATGAGATTAGTCAGCGAGGAAAGTTACCCGTACCTCTGTCGTATTACGGGGCGCAGACTGGGCGTTGGACAGCGAGCAAGGGCTCAGCCATCAACATGCAAAACCTCAAGCGAGGCTCATTCCTACGCAAAGCGATTATGGCTCCCGATGGCTACCAACTCGTTGTGGGCGATCTCTCGCAAATTGAACCGCGAGTCCTCGCGTGGCTTTCTGACTACGAAGATATGCTCAACATCTTTAGGGCTGGCGGTGACCCTTACGCGGCCTTTGGGGCTCAGATGTTTAACATCCCCAATCTCACAAAAGAAACGCATCCCGATCTCAGGCAGTCTGCGAAGTCAGCGCTACTTGGCTGTGGCTACGGACTGGGTTGGGCTTCGTTTGCATCACAACTACTTACCGGATTCCTTGGCGCGAAGCCGGTCATGTACGACAGGGCGTTTGCAAAGAAGTTAGGCGTTGATAGTGGGTATGTGGGTAGGTTCTTGGACTGGCACGACAACGTCGAGAAGATGCTTGAGATACCGCACACCTGTACGGACGAGGAGTTGCTGACGCACTGCGTAGCCTCTAAGAAGATCATCGACATCTACCGCTCGACGGCATACCCTGTGGTGGGGTTCTGGGAGATGTGTTCCTCGTTGCTTGTGTCTGCGCTATACGAGGGGCATGAGCATACCTACAAGTGCATTACTTTCCGCAAGGAGGAGATCGTCTTGCCAAACGGCATGAGTTTGATGTATCCTCGGCTACGTCAAGAGAAAGACAAAGAAGGTAAGACTAACTGGGTGTACGGCGAGGACGCAACCAAACTGTACGCTGGTAAAATAACAAACAATATTGTGCAGGGAACTGCGCGTATTGTGATGACGGACGGCATGCTTAGGGTATCGAAGAAGTACCCCATAGCAGGCACAGTGCACGACGAATTGATTGCAGTCGTGCCGGACGAAGAAGTAGAACACGCTAAGACTTGGGTCTTGGCGCAAATGACTATGGAGCCGAGCTATATGCGCGGTATACCTTTAGACGCTGACGGTGGCGCCCATCGTAGATACGGAGAAGCAAAACAATGAAGATACCAAAAGAAATCACAGTCGGTAAAACGACATACACAGTACGACGAAGTAGTAAGGGTAGCAACCTTGGCTACATCGACTATCAGACCAACATCATCTACGTCGCTTCGCAGGATTCATACGGCAACAAGTTAGAGAGCGAAGAAGTACACGACACTTTCTGGCACGAGTTGACGCATGCAGTACTGCATGACATGAATCACCCACTATGTAACGACGAGAAGTTCGTCGGCAAATTTGCTAATAGGCTGTCCTGTGCCGTTGACTCCGCGCAATTCTGAGGAGCAGACGATGCTTGACATCATGGAGATACGGGGGTTCGAGGTATTGGAAGAGTCGCGCAGACTTTATCTCATACCTCCCGATCACCCTTATAAGTTTGCGGTTAAACAGTATCCGCATCGTAGCAACATTGCTTGCGCTTTCGATTGCTTTCTATCTATACACGAAACATTCAAATGAAAAAACCCGCATGGTCACACTCCTCCCTCAAAGACTTTGAGGGCTGTCAACGCAGATACCACGAGGTCAAGGTCTTAAAGAACTACCCGTTCACAGAGACCGAAGCCACAAGGTACGGCAACCAAGTCCACGAATCGTTGGAACTCTATGTGCGTGACGGCAAACCAATACCGCCTGAGCACTCGCAGTTCAAGGAGGTTGTTGACAAGTTGTTATCAAAGAACGGCAGAAAGATTGCCGAGTATGAGATGGCGTTGGACATTGACTTGAACATCGTGGGATGGAAAGACAAGAACGTGTGGGTGCGTGGCATTGCAGACTTGCTCATCATCGATGACGACAACTTAACTGCTTGGGTTGTGGACTACAAGACAGGCAACAACAAATACCCCGACAGAGAGCAGTTAACGCTGATGTCTTTGATGGTGTTTCAATACTTCCCACACATACGCAAGGTGAACTCAGCGCTGTTGTTTCTTGTGAAGAACGACATGGTGCGCGCGCAGATGATGCGTGAGCAAGCCGAAGCAGAGTGGTGGAAGTACCGAGAGAGATATGCCCGACTAGAGGCATCGTTTAGTAACGACGTATGGAATCCAAACCAGACGCCCTTGTGCGGATGGTGCCCTGTGAAGACATGCGAGTTTCACCCAAAACATTAGGAGAAGTAATGAGCCTTTACACACCGAACGAGTTTCAGATGACGCCTACGCTGTGCCACATCTGCCACGGAGAAGTTAGAGAAGACCAACACGGCATCGAGCATAGCGGACACGGACAGATGACGCAGTCTAAAGACGCTGTGTTTCAGAAAGCATTTCCCAAAGGATGGGCTGAGGGTTACACCTCTGTGTGGTTTCACCAAGAATGTGCGACAGTTATGGGGTTGCGTCTGTCTTATGATGTGATGCGCATCAAGAACGTCAAAGACCAACCTCGTCGGGTAGTCGATGGACTTCAAGACCTAGCCAAAATTAACCAAGTTAGATAAAGGAACACTCATGCCTTACAAAAACCCCGCAGACCGCCCGTCCTACGCAAAGTACGAGCAAAAGCCCGAGGTCATCAAAAAGCGTGCAGAACGCAACAAAGCCTGAGCCATGTTAATGAAAGAAGGAAAGGTACACAAAGGAGATGGAAAAGATGTCGATCATAAGAAACCCCTATCTAAAGGAGGCGCAACAACAAGAAGCAACCTCCGCGTTAAGTCTGCAACCGCTAACAGGAGTTTCGCTAGGAAGTCCGACCACAGTATCAAATAATCTTTGGACATCCACGGCAATAGGCACAGCAAGCGCAAACCAAATTCGCCAAAGTGTGAATCGTTGGCCCGAGGTACAGACAAACTGTATAGAGATTAAGGAGCACGAAGCGTTTAATACGTCTGTCGCCACACTCCTTGATCTCTGGCTAACTCGTTATGGTAATGAGTGGATTGACTTAGAAGATATTGAGAACGATGAGTTCTTCGCTATTGCGTACAAAAGACTCAAGCAAATGGGAGAACTAGAACAACACTATCTAACCGATAGAGCGCGATACGTATGTAGAAAACCGGAATAAATAAAGGAGAAGTAAATGAAGATGAAAGAAGCACAAGGGTTGTACAACCCTGCACAGGCAATGCAAGAAGCACAAATGTCACAACGCTATACAAACCATTTAGCGCAAGCGATGGGGGCTACTAAACAAGCAGTAACGACACACATCTATCAAAATCAAAAGACAGGTTTCAATCCCAACACACATGAAGCGTGGTCAATACCTTTGTCGCAACTTGTTAATTTGTGGCAAGCAAAGTATGGCGATACATGGATTGATGTGTCTGACCTTGATGATGCGTTTTGGCCCGAAGCATCTGCGCGTTTGCATATGAACAACAAGATGGAAGCGTACGACAGAGATAGCACACCTTGGGCTCGGCTGAAGGAGGACGCATGAGCACGCTTAAATACAAAGCACTGAATAGGTATGACACTGGTTGGAGTGACTATCGAGGCGTGTTTGGCATGGATGAACCAAGTAAATATAGGTATCGCGCTACGGGGCTTGAGGATGTGCCGACACAAGTACTGAGAGATTTATGGATGATTAGGTTTGGCGTTCGTGGAGTATTGACGACTGACATGCCTACCAGTGGTGATGACATTGTTAATGTTGGACGAGAGTTGTCTAATAGAAATCTAATTCGCCACGAAAAAATAACACGCGAAGATTTGCTTGAAACGCATCACTACTACATATTGGAGAAAGCAGATGGAGATAATTGAAGACAAGGCGTTGTTGTTACGTACACGCAACCCACACAAGTTCAATGTCATACCTAAACACAAAGTTGTTGGTGAAGAGAACGGCATCTATGAGGTTGCTGTGTACTGGGGACTTGATGAGGTGCGCGTACTGAAGAACCTTGGTGTGAAGAATGTGCCCTCGCCTATCACTAGGCGCTATACATGGGCAGGACGTTACAAACCTATGGCGCATCAGATCGAGACGTCTGCTTTCCTCACAATGAATCGCAGAGCGTTCTGCTTCAATGACCCCGGCACTGGGAAAACTTTGTCTGCGCTGTGGGCGGCAGACTACCTAATGAATCGTGGTGATGTTCGGCGTGTACTTATCTTGTGCCCGCTCTCAATCATGCACAGCGCTTGGATGGGCGACATAGGCAACAGCATCATCCATCGTTCAGCAGTTGTGGCACATCATGCGCAGTCATCACGTCGGATTGAGATGATTCAACAGAAGTACGAAATCGTTATCGCCAACTACGACGGCTTGAACTTGATTGCAAACGAGATCAACAACGATGGACGCTTTGACTTAGTGATCGTCGATGAAGCCAACGCATACAAGAACCCGAGCACACGCAGATGGAAAGCCTTAGCGTCAATCATCAAGCCTGAGACATACCTGTGGATGATGACGGGCACTCCTGCATCGCAGTCACCAGTAGATGCGTATGGTCTTGCACGCTTAGTTAATCCAAACGGCGTGCCTAAGTTTCAAACGGCATGGCGCGACAAGGTCATGAACAAGATCACTATGTTCAAGTGGGCACCAAAGCCAGACGCAAGAGAGAAAGTATTCATGGCTCTTCAACCTGCAATACGTTTCTCCAAAGCACAGTGTCTTGACTTGCCCCCTGTGATCACGGTGACGCGTGAGGTGCCTATGACACCGCAACAAAACAAATACTACCGACTGCTCAAAGAGCAGATGCTTGCACAAGCGGCGGGTGAAACGATCAGCGCGGTCAATGCCGGTGTGGTGGTGAGTAAGTTGTTGCAGATCAGTTGTGGTGCCGCGTATACAGACGATAGGGAGGTTGTCGAGTTCGATGCCGCGCCACGTCTGTCTGTGCTCGGGGAGATACTGGAGGAGACATCGAGGAAGGTCATCATCTTCGCACTGTTTCGCTCTAGCATCGACACCATCGTCACGCACCTAACCAAGCAAGGCTACGGCGTAGGGCAGATACACGGCGACGTGACTGCGTCTAAGCGTGGGCAGATCATTAACGACTTTCAGACTACCGACAACATACGCGTACTGGTGTTGCAACCGCAAGCAACGGCACACGGGATTACCCTAACAGCCGCAGACACAGTTGTGTTCTTCGGCCCGTTGATGTCTGTTGAACAGTATGTGCAGTGCATAGCACGCGCCGATCGTAAAGGTCAAGATTCCGACAAAGTTACTGTGGTACATATTGAGTCAAGTCCGATAGAGAAAAAACTTTTCAAGGCGATGAACACAAAAGTTAACGACAGTATTCTTTTGACTGACATGTTCGCAGAAGAACTGCGCGACTAAAAATATTTTTAAAGAAAGGAGTTGCATTGGACAAAACTGTGTGTATGATGTCAAACACTAGACAAATAACAGGAGAAGCAAAATGGTAGATATAGATGATGAAGTCGAGGCACCGCCCTCGCTCGATGCAGAGGAGATCGCCTCTGTACCGATGGATAAGTTAGCCAAGGTCTATCGCAAGATGGCGGCTAAGATTCAGCAGTTGACCCGAGAGTACGAGACAGAAGTTGAAGCCATTAAGGCGCAACAAGATGTCGTAAAGATCGCGCTCAAAGATCAGATGTTGAAACTTGGTGTGAAGTCTGTGCGCACAGACCAAGGCACAGTAGTTTTGTCAACCACGACAAACTACAACACACAAGACTGGGACTCGTTCAAAGAGTTCATGAAACAGTACGACGCGCTTGACCTAGTTCAACAGCGCATATCGCAACTCAACATGAAACGCTTTTTGGAAGAGAACCCCGGAGTTGTACCCCCCGGACTGAACTCGATGACCGAGTACGGCATATCTGTAAGGAAACCCACAAAATGACAAAAGTAAAAGAAGCGGTAGCCCCGCAAGAAGAAACCGTAGCAGTAACCTCTGTGTTTGACGAAGATCAAAGTGGTAGATGGATGCGCGACAGCGCACTAGGCTATGCAATGAATCTACACAAAAACAATGGCGGTATGTCGACCGCCCAACAGATCATCGGCAACGCCGAAGTATTTTTAAACTTTCTTAAAGGAGAACAACAATGAGCAACGTAGCAGTATTTAACCCATCCCAAGTACCCGCCTTCGCAAAGAAGCGCGGTGAGTTGTCAGCAGTAGCCAAAGCCTTAGCCGGTGGTGGCGCAGGTGGTGGCGGTAAAAATATCTCCATCAAGGGCGGTGTGTTTCGTTTGATCGCCAGTGGCAAGGTAGTTGCCGCGATTGAAGAGCGCTACCTCGACGTAGTGATTGTGAACGCGGCACCTAAAGTAAGCCGTGTGTGGTACGCCAAGTCCTATGACGGCGCAAGCAGTTCACCTGACTGCTACTCACAAGATGGTGACAAGCCAGCACCTGATGCAGAGAACCCCCAAGCATCTACCTGTGCTGCGTGTGAAAAGAACGTAGCGGGCTCTGGTCAAGGTAATAGCCGTGCTTGCCGTTACCAACAACGTCTTGCCGTAGTGTTGGCTAATGATATGGACGGAGATGTTCTCCAGTTGACCGCCCCTGCCACATCAGTGTTTGGTAAGGAAGACGGAGAGAATCGTCCACTTCAGGCGTATGCTCGTTGGTTGGGTGCGCAGAACATTGACCCAAGCGAGGTCATCACCCGTATGCGCTTCGACACCAAGTCTGAGTCCCCCAAGTTGTTCTTCAAGACTATGCGTTGGTTGACCGAAGACGAGAACGAAACATGCCAAGCCAAGGGCGCTTCGCCCGAAGCCAAGCGTGCTGTGACCATGACGTTCGCCAAGTCTGCTCCTGCCGTAGCCGCTCCTGTGGAGGAAGAAGCCCCCGCCCCTGCCCCAAAGGCAAAGAAAAAACCTGATCCAGTGGAGGAAAGCGACGACGAGCCAGTTGTTCGCAAGGAAGAGAAGAAGCCAAACGCTGTACCCGCCAAGAAAAGCAACCTAGCCGCTATGGTTGATGATTGGGACGAGAACGAGTAATGGCTTACTCACCGCAAATCATAGACACCGTTAAGAAAGCGCCTAAGACTTTAGGAAACCAACTTGGGCGTTGGGCGGTGCACCTTGATTTCCCCGTGACTAAGATTGCTAAGGCTACTGGTGCATCGCGCCAGTCTGTCTACAACTGGTTCG